CTGGATACTCTGAAATACGAGGATCTTATGAAGGGCTACAATGGTGTCTCAATGAGGCTCCTAAGCTAGAGAAGTTAATGCTGGATTCAGTCGAGCAAGGGAGAAATCCCCCATTCGATACTTTTCCAGCGTGGCTGCAGCGACTCGCACTCGGATCTTTAACAGATCCGATACAAATGCGATATCTGCGGCAGCTTCTTCTGTTCTGCTATAAAGCCTCAGTAACACATGACATCACGACGACCCAGAAGGCGTTTAACGCCTTCTTTGCTACTAATAGCAGCACTGCTCGTTTTGGAGAAAGCCTCTCTAGGCAATCTCCAGCGGGTCTTGACTGCGCTCGCAGACACTGTCAGTCGGTACTCTACCGATTCCGAGAGAAGGCGTTAAAACCCTCTCACGGTCCCGGTGCAGTTACCACTTCTAAAGAGAAGTGGCAACATTTGTACTCAACTATCGAGTATCTGTACCCATATAGTGATTGGTTCTCCCTGATGTTGAATCAGGAGCACCTTGGTCACTATGACGATATGAGTCGTCTGGATACGATTAAGTGCAAGCTCATAGCTGTCCCGAAGGACAGCCGTGGGCCTAGACTTATTTGTGTTCATCCTGCTGAAGCCATTTGGATTCAGCAAGGACTACGTCGCGAGCTCGAGAGAGCTATCTCTCTCGAACGCAAGTCGCTGGGACCATGGCCGAAGGGCCACGTTCACTTCGACGATCAGTCGGTAAACGGTCGGATCGCACTCCTGAGTAGCAAGTCGAGGCGTTATGCCACGCTTGATATGAAGGAAGCGTCTGACCGCATCTCGGAGCCGCTTGTACAGATCCTCTTTGGGAGGAAGTACAAGTACTTCGGGAGTTGTCGTGCTCAAGAAACAGAGACTGTCTGGCCTGGGTCTCAAACCCGGGTTAAGGCCCAACTGTCAAGCTACGCTCCTATGGGGAACGCAACCACGTTTCCTGTCCAGAGTTTAGTTTTCTGGAGCATTTGTGTTGCTGCATTGCAGCGCCATGGGTTTCATCAACCCGGTGCTGTATTTGTGTTTGGTGATGACATCATAGTCCGGTCCGAACGTGCCCAGCTCATCATTGATGAACTGGAATCGTTTGGGCTGCTCGTCAATAGGACAAAATCCTTTTGGCGAGGAGGATTCCGCGAATCGTGTGGCGTCGATGCTTTTAATGGCGTCAATGTCACTCCGGTTCGTTGGAAAACAACGATAGATGCCGAACACGCTACTGGATTGCAGTCTTTATCGGACATCGCAATGCGCTTGCGCATTGCGGGATACGACGAGGCTGCGTCTACAACATACCACACGCTTAGACAGAGATTCGGTGCCCGCTATGGAAAACGTCTATTCTCAACGAATAGTCGCAACCATGGAGGTATAGCCGAGTATGTCCGTAGCGATCTTGCTGCCTGGACTGATGCCTATTGGCATCGGGGCGAGCAGCAGTTTGTTACTCCTGTGTGGAATCTCGAGTCGGTTGAGGGCTATCCCTCACCGCATGGTTGGAACCATGTTCTCGAGTCCATCTGCTCTTTAGAGCGGATGGGTCGTAGTTCGATCCCAGATAGACTCTCCCCTCGGAGAGTCAGGCTGAATCGAGGGTGGACCAGAG